ACGAAGGCAATGCCATAGGGGGGGGCATCAAAAAAAACTAAACATTTTTGCTAGATTAACCATTTATTTATGATAGAAACGAAAAAACCATGAACAGCGCCGGCGACATAGCAGAGACCGCTTTTTTGCATCAGATCTACAAGCGAGGCTACAAGGCATTCATACCATACAGCCACGACACCAAGGTGGACGTGGTTATTAAGCGACCTGGCGAGCCTCTTATTAGCGTGCAGATTAAGAAAGGCACGTTACAGAAAGCACCAGCACACTTGACGCAATCGTGGAAGGCAATGGTCGGCTCTGCTAAGTCGTCAACCAGAAAGATGGGCAACACACCACGATTCACCAAATACAAAAAAAACGCATTCGACATCTTAGCGATTTACATTGCCGAGCATGACAAATGGGTGATGCACCGCCTCGCTGACATAGTTGGCAGATCATCCATAAGATGGAACAACAAGCACGCATCAGATAACTGGGAGCTAATCGAGAACTATTTCACATCATGAAACCACAAACACCAAACACAGAAAACAAAGAGATATTCCACGACTGGATGCCTCGCGAGCTTGAGGCGCTAAAGCGTGCGACCGCTTGGCTGAGAGCCATGCAACCGCCAGCAGAGCCACCTCGCTATGCAACAAAGCGCAGGATCATCAACACACGCAACAACATAGTAAGGAACAAGCAACCATGATGACAGACGCACAATGGAACGATTTCTGGGATGCCATGAATGAAGCGAACAAACACAAAGCCAAATACACACCGATAGCAGTTGGCGAGGGTGACATTGAGTTGGAGCAAGAGCTGGCAACATCCAAGCAAGTGGGCGGTGATCACTACACAAGGCTAGCTATTCAGCCGGCAGAATACAATCAGCGCAATGGGCTAGGGTTCTGCGTAGCGTGCGTGGTCAAGTATGTGTCGAGACACAAGCACAAGAACGGCAAGCAAGACATCGAGAAGGCGATCCACTTCCTCAACCTATTACTGGAGATCGAATATAATGAGTAATAACGACATAACAGGCGACGAGATTAAGACCAAGCCATCAAGCCAAGTGTATCGTGACAACTACGATAAGATATTTAAGAAGAAGCCAATAGATGCCGCAACGATCACAAGAGAGTATGAGTATCTTGGCAGCTTGAACGGTGGACTTGTGCCACCAGAGGGCGATTGGCGAAGGTTTAACCAGAACAGGCGAGGCACTTACGAGGTATATTGCTGTCACAAATTAAGAAGCTACTACGATGTTTACTGTGATTAATCATAATTATGCCCCCCCCTACCGTCATTTGATAAACAATATAGAGACATGGGGGGTAACAAAAAAAACAAAATGAAAACATGTAATAAGTGCCAAGAAATCAAGCCGTCAGAGTGTTTTACTAAAGATAAACAAGCTAACGATGGGTTGGGATATACTTGCAAGGACTGCTTGAAAAAGGCTCGCAAGGCATACAAAAAAAACGGAGGGCTTGATAAACTTATAGACCAAAGCCATAAACCGTGGTTTCAATGCTCGTCATGCTTGGCAGCCATCGGGTTAGGACACAAGAAAGCATCTCAAATATTATGCCATTTATCACCAGGTCAGATATATGGTGCTTGGCGAAGGGGTGGTGTCAGCGTTCAGACCCCCGCCTGTGGGTCATGGAGAATATATGCAAGCAGGGTGGCAAAGGGTTGGCCAGCTGACCGCCAGCAAACCGAGTCCGAGATTGCTTATGAGAAAGGTAGGTTGGCTGATATTAAAGAGGCAAGTAAGAAGGGTTTTACTTGGGCATATATATGGACAAAAGAAAAAGCATCCAGAAAAGCCTTAGAAAAATATCACGCTATGACTCCAGATGAAAGGAAGAGGCATAACAAGCGGTGTGCTAAAAATCATAAAAAACGAATGATGAATGATCCAGATGCCAAAAAAAGACAATTAGAACACCAACAAAAATGGCGAGAAAACAACAGAGACAAGTGTAATGAATACTCTAGAAGATGGGTGAGAAAAAACCCAGAAAGACAACGGGAGTTAAACAGGATAAGCCGCAAGAAAAGAGTGATGTTGGACCCTAGTTTTAAGTTACAACAAAACATGAGGAACAGGTATCGTAAATTAATGAAAATGACCAAGAACGGAGGGTCAACACGGCACGTTGACGACCTTGGATGCCACACCAAAGATTTCAATCACTACCTTGAATCCAAATTTACCAAGGGGATGACATGGGACAACTACGGAACATACTGGCATCTTGATCACATATTACCTTGTGCCTCATTTAATCACGAAGATGAGAAACAACGAAAGCAGTGCTGGCATTGGACAAACTTCCAACCATTGGAGGCCGAGCAAAACGTGACCAAATCTGACAACATTGAAAGACCGCAAATGAAATTACTACTGGAATATGCGTAACTCATTGAAACACAACCCCCTAGTTCGAAGGCTTCCGCAACCAAAGGCATCTTGGGTTAGCGTCGTTCGCTTACTTTTTTGTAAAAATGAAAAATTGAATTGTAATTTTAAAAAACCACACTAACCAACATGGGAAGACCTAGAAAAAATAAAAAATCTCAGCATGAGCTGGCCGCACAATGGGGGACATCACAAGTCAACATCGGCAAACTGACAGCCGCCGGCTGTGACTTCGATGCGCCAGACAAAGAAGTTGCTCAATGGCTGATGAAAAACTGCAAGCGCAAAAGCCCAGCTATGCGTGAAGCAATCAACGCCGTGCTGAAGCCGAGCAAGATCACAATCTCTGAGGTTGAGGGCAAGCGAAGCCTGGAGGAAATGCGCGACTATTACAGCGAGCAACTAGACGCCACGACAAAATCCGAAACAGTTGACCGAGAAGATGTCAAATTTTGGAACGACCTCTTGCTGAAAGCTGATGAGTCGCTGAGACGATCCGAGGCACACGCCAAGAAGCTGGGCGTGGACAAGGGGGAGCTGTTGAGCCGTGGCGAAGTCGAGCGCATCATGCGGGCCATGTTCTGGGCTGGCAATGCTTGCTGTGAGAAGTTCGCCAAGCAGATAGCGCAGAAACTTAGCAACAAAGAGCCGGCGCAGATATACGACATCCTTGCACCATTGCTCACATCGCTGACAATATTTGAAGCACTCAAGAAAGTGGCAAAGCCGCCTGGTGAAGTCAACTTGCCAGATTGGGTGGTCGAGTGCGCGTCAACTGAAGAATCACAATACATAGAGCATGAGTGAGCTGCCAAACGTAAAGCGACGCGATCCAGTCGCATGGCTAGAGGCTAATGTCCAGCTGGACTATGGCAACTTCAAGCGAAGCCACCACCCGCTAATTATCGAGCCTGTCAGAATGGCAGCCAGCAAGCGTGGTGGATACGTCGGCTTGATTGGCTCAGTTCAGCACATCAAGACACTCGCCGCCCAGCTTGTGCAACTCTACGGCCTGCACACATCGCCATGCAACTCTGCACACTATGACCTCACAGCCGAGGCACTCAAAGAGTTCTCCGATGATAAGTTCGTCCCGTTGATTGACAACACCGAGACCATCACGCGCACCATCCCAGATCAAGCGTATCGTCGCACCAAGTTTTACACGTCAACGCCATACGGATATATACGCTTACTCTCAGCGGGCATCATGGCTAATCGCAACTCGAAAACGCTTGAGCGCATCACAGCCGATGAGAGCTGGGCCTACAAAGACGAGGAGGGCTGGCTTGAGCAGATACACGACAGACAAAGTTCATTCCCTTGGCAGTGGCAGATGTTCTTGCCAAGCTCTGGCCAGACAGCGGGTAGCCAGCTCGATGAGCTTTGGCGCAAGTCAACGCAGAGAACGTGGCACATTAAGTGTGATTGCTGTGGCGAGGAAATACCATACATATGGAAACTGCCGGCAGTGAATGGCAAGGTGCCACCTGGTGGCATGAGATACGCATCTAGTGAAGAAGTCATGAACGACGAGGGCTTGATTGACTGGGTGAAGCTCAGAGAGTCAGCATATTATCAATGCCAGCTTTGTGAAGGCCGTATGGATTGGAACGCGGCCGACCAAGA